GTGGTTCTATGCCTGTTTCTTTTTTTATTTCTAGCAATAGATTTTTTTCTTGTTCTTGTAGTTGCACTTTCAGTGCTGCAGCTCTGTCTGCATCTACTCGTACTCCTTTAAATCTCATATCAACTAAGCAAGGAAACAAATCAGTTTCCATATCAAAGATGGATTGTATGTCTTGATTTATTATTTCAGTCTTAAAGTTTTGCCATAACTCCAATGTGAGCTCAGCATCTTTTTCTGCATAAGCACCTACGAACATCGGTGGAAGTTTCCACATATCAGCTTTTGGATCTAGTCCCCTAGATTTTGCTTCTTCATTCAATGCAGCTTCATTTTTACCGTGACCTAAATATTCCCAAGATAATGCATTCAATGTATAAGCAAATCTATTTTCATCAATTAATGATGCGGCGATCATTGTATCTACGATCAATCCATTTATCTTTATTCCCATAGATCTAATCCAACATACATCGTACATTGCATTATGAAATATCTTAATGGCAGGACAAGCCATAGTATCCTTAAACCACTCCAATACTTTTTTCTTATCCATATTGCTCCCTGATCCGTGAGCAATTGGAAAATAAAATTTTCTTCCAGGTACAGCAATAGCTATACCTACAACCTCACCATTACCAATCACTGAACCTGATCCTTTAATTTTTAAGTCAGGATCCCTAGTTTCTAAGTCAATCGCTATTTCATCGTACTGCCTTAAGTCTGGATATTCTTCTGGTTCAATCCATTCTGTCTGTGCCGTAAATAGTGGTACTTTCATTATTTGTTTTCCTCTTCATAGTTTACGAAATTATTTGTATTTGTGATGTGCAATGCACTAACGTCTACGATAAAATTATTTGCGATTGGTTTTGGTTTTTTCATTTGCCTCCTTATAGCATTTTTTACACATAAAAGCACAGTTGTACCTCATATGTTGTTTTTTACACTTAACACATTTATATTTCATTTATTCTTTTTCATATCTTTTATCTTTTTTATCTCTAGTTCGCAATAGTGAATTATTTTTTCTAAATCTTCTATTCCATTTTTATTCAAGTACCTGCAAACGTACTTCACAACATTACCCTGAAAGAAGCTGAGATTATTTTTAGATATAAATTCATATGGTTGAATGTGAAAAGATTTATAGTGACTCCCACCTATTTGCTTTTCTTGTGGAAAAACTTTTTCAAACATATCTTTTGTTGTCATAACTGATATCCATACCTTTCTTTTTTTGCTTTTAATAAATACAAGTTTTCCTTGGCTCTTGTTGCACCCACATACCATACTCTATGTTCTTCATCTGCTTTCTCAATGTTATTTTCTATAGCTTCTCGTATTTTTTTAGCATTGTCTAATACTAAGATAACATTATCACACTCACCTCCTTTTGCTGCATGTATGGTAGATACTTCTATTCTAGGTGCTTGAGATAATTTTTCATTATTGGATAACATTGTTCTAATGTAGAAACATTCATCCTGATCTGCTTCAGTAAATAAGTCATACCAAACAGAATCATTTTTAAAACCAAAATCATTTATGTCATAATATTGTTTATTGTTAGTTACCCTGGGGCTATTATCAATATGTAAAAACTCACATATTTCTCTTGCATCAGCCAAAGGAATTGCTTGACCTTTGCAAAGTTCACCAAAATTTATTATTGCCTTGTAAAGCCTGGTATTATAACTCTTGCCAAATCTATTTTTAAAATATAAGTTATTTTGCTTTAATTGTTCTGAAATTTCATCAGATCTATAAGTGGTTCTAGTTAATATTAACCATTTTTCTTTATTTAAATTTATATGTTCTATATTATTTATGAATTCAACTTTGCCTAAAGATCCTTTTTTAGGTAAGTATTCTTTTTGTTTTCTAGTTTGTATTCTATTAACAATAACGTTTGATAAAGTTTGTATGTTTTTTGGTACACGATTTGAATAAGGTAGTATTTGTTCTTCCGCAGGTTCATTTAAAAATCTTTTAACATCAGCACCAGCCCAAGCAAATATGGCTTGATCATCATCTCCTGCTAAATAAACATCATTAGATTTTTCTTTAAGAACATCAAACATATCCCATTGTATTGGAGATAAGTCTTGGGCTTCATCTATGAATACAACGTCAAATTCTTTACATTTTTCTTTTTCTTTTACAAATTTATTTATCATATCATTAAAATCATATAAATGTTTACCTTTAAAATGATTATAATTTGAATAAATGTGACCTAATGTTTCGTAATCAATGTCACTACTCCATTCATTGGTATTAAATTCTTCTTCAACTGATATGTTTTTTACTCTAGCTTTATTAATTAACTTAAAATATTCACTATTAAAATTTAAATAACCAGACTCATCACCTGAATCAACTACTCTTAAATTTAATTCCTTACCTATTTGTTCATAATGAATAGGTTGCATTACACTATCTTCACTCATACCTAAAGTATGAAAAGCAAAAGAATGTAATGTTTGAAAATACTTTAAATCTTTTTTATCAAGATTTTGATTTCTTTCTAACATCCTATCTTTGGCTTCGTTAGCAGCTTTTCTAGTAAAGGCAAAATAACCAATTCTATTTAAATCAGTTCCTTTTTTAATGTATTCATCTACTATGTTTAATAGTGTAGTTGTCTTACCAGTTCCAGGGGGACCAAATATCTTTTTAATCATTACATTATATCCTGTTCACTTCGTGCGTTAACTATTTCTGTTTCTACTTTTTCATCAGATAACAATTCTGGAAACTTATCTAATGATACTTTTATAACTTTTATTGGAGGATAAGAGTCTTTATCATTTGATTTTTTAGGAAATCTTTTTTGTAAATCTAATTCTGCATTAAATAACTTAATCATTTTTTCACCTGTGGGACCTCTATCTAATTTCCATTCTTTATTTTTTAAACTTCCAAAAAAACTTGAATAAACAAAGTATGCATTGTGACCTTCTATTAGTACTGCTCCAGTTTTAAATGCTGCATATGTAGTGGCCTTTGGTCCATTTAAATACTTACCTAAATACTCTTGTAATAATTCATCAGGAGTTGTTCCTGAAGGAGGAGGTGTAGTTAATTTTGGAGGAAATAAATTATCTAGTATTTCTTGAAATTCAGTTTGTTTTACTTTTGGAGGTATTATATCAGCAGCTGCACCTATGATTGCTCTAATGTTTTCTTGTTCTATTATTTGTTTTATATTTTGAGCTCTGACTTCTTTTGTTGTTTGACCATCTGCTAAAGTAACATTGAATGTATATTGTGGTTCAGGATAAGTTATTTTTTGTAATCCACTTAATGCTGGAAAAACTTTCTTTTTATCTGATAGATAACCAAAAGTTCTTTTTCTACATTCTGCTTTCATACATACAGGTTGTATTGGATCTTCATTACAAGTATGTCCTTTTGTACTTTCTTTTTTCCAAGAGTTTATTTTCTTCTTAGTTTTTTCTTCTGTCCAATCTATTATTCCATTTGAATCTGCTTTAAAGTATTTAATAGGAGCAGCCTTAACCATTTCTTCCCAATTGTCAGGATATTTCTTTTTAGCAAAAACCATATAATTATATAAAAACCTATCTCTACCGTCACTTAACTTATCTTTAGTTAGTATTGCTAAACAAGGTGGACCATCATTAAATTCTTCTCCACCGCCAACTAATATTTTTTTAGTATGTTCTAAAGTAAATTCTTCTAATTCATCTGCTGTGAGTGTGTTTGCCTCAACAACTTTTATAAATTGTTCAAAGGTAAAAAATGTACCATCTAAGTTAAAAGCTTTTCTTTCTGTTTTATTGTAGTAAGGTAAATTTATAAATTGACCGTGAATGTATTTTCCTTCTGCATCCTGTCCTAATTCTGTTTGTTTTGGATATATCTCAATGTTAGTTGGAAGTTTTAAAGTAAATAATAATCCTTCTAAAAAATTTCTTATGGCAACTGCTCTAATAGGTTCTTTAAGAAATAAATATAAATGCATTCCACCGCTCTTAGATCTAACTGGAATTAATGGTAAATTATTTTCAGCTATTATATCTATGTATTTTTTATAAGGAAAGTTTGTGTAACTATGTTGTTTATCATCAATATCAATTGCACCAAACTGTGCCATACCTTTATCATCACAAGGTTGAATCCCAATTGATTGTTTACCATTTAAATGATCTAAATAATCTTGTTCAGTAATTTCTCTATGAGCCCAACTATAAATGGGTTTAGCTTTACCTGTAGTTGAATCAATTTGAATCTTACTTAAATCTGCAGAACCAAAATTTCTTTTTAATCCGCTAAATATTTTTATGTATTTCTTGCTTTCCATAATTTTTTCGCATTAAGAATGTGGGCGCTATTGCGCCCACATAAAGATAATTAGAAGTGAGAAGCTTCTGACTTCTCAGTTTCGTTACCGTGTTTTACCTTGATGTCTCCTTTAGAAACACTTTCAGTAAAAGATTTAGCTTGTTGATACAATGCTGCATCTTGCACTGGACCAACTTTACTAACTTCCCATCCAAACCAAGTTCCTTTATCATTAGACATTTGAGTAGTTCTCAAATTGTAAATATGACTAAAAGAAGCTGGAGTGAATATTCCATTTTTACCTTTCATCTTTATACTAGCCATCATACTATTCCACTTTCTACTAATCTTTAATTGTGTTGATTTCATGGCAATTAAAGCTGTTGAAGGTGTACTACTATTAACAATTACAAAATGACTAGCTGTCTTTTCAATATAGTTACCATTAGGTAATCTATCTTTATAAGAAGCATCTCTTTTTGTCTTAGTTAGTATATCGCTAGATGATGTATGTATTGCGACTGGAGCTCCAGAACCTTCGCCTCTGTCTTGCCATTCAATATATTCCAATTTGTAATGACAAGGAATGACTTCAATTCCTTTTTCTCCATCAAACAATTCTCCAGTAACAGAGTTATAAATCATTCCAGGTTCTGCACCCGTAACATATTTACCATCTCTTTTATTTACCTCTGGAGATAATTGTCCAAGGATTTTTAGAAAAGGTAACGCTAAATCTTCATGAGTTAGGTTATCTACTCCTTGATTTGCATCAGCTTCAAATACATTGATAGCTAAAGCACCAGCAGTAGTTTTTTCTATTACTTCTGCCTTGGTCCTTGGTTCTTGTTTCATTTTTACTGATTCTTGCATATTTTTTTCTCCTTTGTTTATGCACGTGTTATTTTTGTTCTGTTTCCTGCGAACACATTAAATAGGTCAGAGGGCATATCTTTCCCAGCTTCAATACGCTCTCTGACCAGGGCTTTAAGTGTCATAGGTTCAACCTTTAACTTCTGGGTAGGTTGATATCCTTGACCTTGTGCAAGGACAGCATATTCTGCCGCCTTGTTATCTTCGTTACGACCAAAGGAAACAGTGACCTCATTTTTAATAAGATCACCTAGGCCTTCTTTACGAAGCCAGTTAAATGCTTCTTCCTGTCTGTCTTTAGGAATGGAAGCACCGTAGACGGGTTTTACTTCTATTGCTGATCCGTCTGCTAATTTCATAGTTGAGATATTCATTTCAGTCATCATAGTTGGTATGATTTCTCCTGAAAGAAGTTCTTCTTCTTGTTTTAATTTTTTTAAATTTTCCTCTGCTAACTTTATTTTATCTTCCAAGTTTTTTAATTTAACAACTTGATCAGATAATGCTTTTGCATCATTAGCTTGAGCCATTAATTCAGTTTGGTCTGCTTCAAAGTTTATACTCATAGTATTTTATCTCCTTTGTTAGTGTTACTATTTCTTTCTGTACTTTTTTTAAAAGCATAAATGCTTTGTACTTTTTATAATAAAATCCTACAATTTTGTCAAGATCCAATAAAAATAAACTTACTATACTTCCAAAGTATTCAGTGTAAGATTCATATCTTCTTTTTTTTAATAAACTATATCTGTATAAAAATTTGTAGTGTTTTTTTGTTTTCTTTATAAATCTTTCTAATTCATTCATTCTTGCTTTCATACTATACAGTTTATTCTGTATCTCCCATCGTTCATTAACCATCATCTATTTCTCCTTTTTCATATAAATTTATTTCAACTGGATAGTATGTATGTTCTTGTCTGTCCCATTTCAAGAGATTATATTTTCCATTTGTAATATCAGATACAATTGAACACGCAACTCCTATTATTGCAGGATCGCCTGTAAGTAGTAAATAATCTTTTGTTGTGTAATTTTTTAAAAGTTTTCTTAATTTAAATATTAATGGACCAGGAGATAAAATAATTTGACTAAACTCAGGCAATAGTGTCACGATCTTGCCATATTTTTGTGCACCAATAATATTAAATTTTGGTTTACCTGCTTTTGTACCAGGTAATTCTTGTATGACATACACAACTGATGAATGTATTTTTTTAATATCTTTATAGTCCATACTTTCTGACATTGACAAGTATATATAAATTATTATATAAGAAGTCAATAGAAAGAATAAATTATTATTATGAATTACAAATTTAAAACTAAGCCATATGCACATCAAATAATTGCATTGGAAAAATCGTGGAATAAAGAAGTCTATGCGTACTTTATGGAAATGGGTACGGGTAAGTCTAAAGTATTGATTGATAACATTTCAATGCTTTATGACAAAGGAAAAATTAATGGTGCATTAATCATAGCTCCTAAAGGTGTGTATCAAAATTGGTATGATACAGAAATACCTACACATATGGCGACTCATGTTGAGAAAGATCTTGTTCTATGGAAAGCATTAATAAATACTAAACAACAAAAACAATTAGATGTTTTATTTGAGTCTACTGAAAAATTACACATACTAGTAATGAATGTAGAAGCCTTTTCAACTTCTAAAGGTTTGCAATTTGCAGCTAAATTTTTGCAATCTCATAAAGCCTTAATGGCAATTGATGAATCAACTACAATTAAAAACCCGGATGCAAAAAGAACTAAGAACATAGTTGCTTTAGGTAAACACGCTAAATATAGAAGAATACTAACTGGTTCACCAGTAACTAAATCACCTTTGGATTTATATAAACAATGTGAATTCTTAGATGAATATTTATTAGATCATTCTTCTTATTATACTTTTAGAACTAGGTATGCTGTTATGAAAACAGCAAATTTTGGTGGTCGTTCCGTTCAAATAGTAGTTGGCTATAAAAACCTTGGAGAGTTATCTTCTAAGTTAGAACCATTTTCTTATCGTTGTTTAAAAGAAGATTGCTTGGATTTACCTGATTACACTTACACTAAAAGAATAATTCAATTAACTCCTGAACAGAAAAAATTATATCAACAAATGAAAGTATTAGCTTTAGCAGAATTGGAAGGTAAACAAATGACCACTCAATCCGCTATGGTACAATTAATGAGATTGCATCAAATTACTTGTGGTCATTTTACTGCAGATGATGGTACCATTAAATCAGTTAAGAATGAGAGAATAGATGCATTAGTAGGTATACTAAGTGAAGTAGAAAACAAAGCTGTCATTTGGGCTCATTATCGACACGATATAAATGCAATCGTAGAAGCTGTAGAAAAAAATTTTGGTAAAGGTTCTTATGTTACTTATTATGGTGATACAAGTAATGAAGATAGACAAGATGCAATCAAACAAATTCAGGATCCAAATTCACCAGTTAGATTCATAATAGGTACACCACAAACTGGTGGCTATGGAATTACTTTAACTGGAGCTAACGTAATGATTTATTATGCAAATGGATATGATTATGAAAAAAGAATTCAATCAGAAGCTAGAATCAATAGAGCAGGTCAAACTAGAAAAATGACTTATATTGATATTATTGCTGAAGATACAGTAGATGAAAAAATCGTAAAAGCTCTTCGTGGTAAAATGAACATCGCCAGTAAAATTACTGGCGATGAACTTAAAGATTGGATATAGTTATTTAACTTCTATATCAATTGGTTTGATTTCTTCTGGCTCGTTAACACCTAACTTCACAGTTAAAACGCCATCTTCCATCTTAGCTTCATTAACAATTACATCTTGATGTAATGCAAATTGTTTAAAGAATTTTCTAGCTGCTAAACCTTTTTCAATGTAGTCTTTTTCTTTGTCTTCTACTTGACCAGAAACAGTTAATACACCATCTTGGTATGCAACTTTAACATTCTTTTTATTAAAGCCAGCTAAACCTAATTCAAGACCATACTCACCTTTTCCATACTTTACTACATTGTAAAATGGAAACGATTGAGCCTTTGACCAACTATCAAAGATAGAGTCAAATGCATCACCAAACATTCTGTCTGAATGATTCCAAACGTCTTTATTAAATTTATTGATTAAATCTAGTGCTGTCATATTATCCTCCTTATTTAAGCAAGTTTAATAGGCCACATTATTGTGCGCCCAACGATAATATAACTATTTTTTATTATACTTCAAGATGCCACCTGAAATATCTACAAGGCCTGTTTCTCTGTTTAAAAACTTATACTCTATTTTTGTAACATCAAAATCGTTTACTATCTTTTTACATATGGTTTCAGGATCAAATTCACCACAAGAATAAACATCAAATTGCATTAAAGCAGGATTTACTTCATCCCAGACATGCATAACAATGTGTGATGTCTCAATGATTGCTGCACCAGTTATTCCTCTATTACCAGGTACATCGTGATACTTAACATAAGGACCCATTAATACTTTCATATTAATTGAGTCAATAAAATCTTTTAACCAATTAGTTAATACTTCTTCGTCCATTGGTGGACGAATTGCTTCTGCTCTAATAATTAAATGTTTGTGAACGAGTAGACCATTTTGCATCCTTATTCCTTTATTTTAAAAATAAATTAAATAAACCAACCAAAGTTAATATAGTTGTAAATGCTGCTCCTATGATCCAGTACAACAAATTTTTTTGATCGTTAACGACTGTATCTACTTTTTTATCTATCTTGTCAATATCCTCGTGCATATGGCGGATATGATTGTCTTTCAAAATGAAGATGTCTTTTTTTAATCCTGTGACGTGTCCGTAAAGATCTTGAAGTTG